CCCATGGTAGAGGTTTCTCCATTTACACCACTGAGTAGTGTAAATATCAATGTATTAAAAACTATTCAAGTTATTTTAGAAGTATTCCAACTGTTTGGCCTAGAAAGTGAGAGATTAGACCTAAAGAACACAATAGAACACTGGCATCAGATGTCAGTAGAGCTGGGTGGAGTAATAAAAGTAGCCAAGTATAAACTTGCTGCTTATTTTGCTTACCACACAAACCAGATTCTACCTGAAAGCCCCTTTAAAAGGGTTACTGACAAGCCCAATATTCTGATTGGATCTCTAGGCTATCGCTGGCAAACCCACTTAATGCGCTCATCTACTCAAAAATATAGATTCTTGCAAACACTCTTACACTGTAAGAATGCTATGCCAAAACCAAATAAAGAAGAAGTAGAGGCGGGTGTATTAAGCACGTTCACCAAACTCACAACTAAGCCAATGGAAGTACAAACCAGAAAGATTCTCAGCCGAACTTACGACGAGAAGGAAAGGTTAACGGATATCAAGATAATAGATATACCGACCACCATATCACTCATTCCCTGGAGCGAAGTAGAATATGCGCATCCTAAAATAGTAACAAATCTCGACAGACAAAGCATGGAAAACCAGCTCGATCGAACGGTAGATGAACTATTAGGAGGTGCTGTATTCACAGCAGCAGACAGGGCGAAGATATTCTTTCCCAGTACCAGTGCGAACTATATCAACAATAGGAAGAATGCAGGAGCTATAGGATCGATCCTAGAGCATCCTACTCTTCTCAATGGATTACGAACGCCTGGAGGATACTTAAAACTTGAAAAGCGTATTTATAATGGCAAAAATGAAGAAATTGAACAAGAAGAAGATGAAGTATTCAGTTTAGATTCAAAGAACCTAGAAAGGAAATTTGAACACCTATGGGTCAGACTATTAGCTCTTGCAGAACAAGAAGCAACAGACATAGAACTCCATGGGTTAGCAGAGTCTAACAAAGTTAGAACAATATCTAAACACCCTCCGTTTTCACAAACCGTTTTACACGGCCTATGGAAGTTTATACATACTATACTAAGAAGACACAGAATGTTTCAGTTAATTGGAACCGTAGTAACCGAGGAAATAATCCTTCAGGTTTTAGGCGCACAATTGTCAGAAACACAGTCATTCTTATCTGGAGACTATTCAGCAGCTACTGACGAATTATTTAGTTGGGTATCAGAACGAATTGCTCAAAGAGCATCGAACGTACTACAATTAAACCAATCCGAAGAAAGGCTGATGAAAAGAGGACTCACAGAACAGATAGTAAATTATAGACTCCGGAAAGCAAAGCAGGAAAATGGACAAACAATGGGTAGTATCATATCATTTGTAGTGTTATGTATTGCAAATGCAACTGTCACACGATGGTCAATGGAGGTAGCGGAGAATAAGCCTTTAAAGCTTAATCAATGCGCAGCTCTCATCAACGGTGATGACATTGCAGCAAAAACAGAGACACGTGTATATCCTATCTGGGGAAAGGTAGCAGGTTTTATAGGTCTTAAAGAATCAATTGGGAAAACATTTCTAAGTAGAGATTTCGTAGTAATAAACTCGACAATCTATACATATGACAATGTAAATCCACATGATCTTAAGATAACAAACCCGGACCTCTCAACAAAGATAAGGAAATCACCGTATACTGTAGTTCCTTATATTAATCTGGGGCTCATTCACGGCGCTAAAAGAAGCGAAGGAATGATTGGTCTCGATGACCAAGCCGATCCAAGAAATAATATAGGAACACGAGCACGTAAAATGATAGAACTATGTCCAGTTGAACATATTCCAAAAGCTTATGCTTTACTTGTGAAACATCATAGGGTTCTTCTTGAGAAGACTAGAGTACCATGGTATATACCAGAGTGGCTAGGAGGTTTAGGGATGCCAATTTACCAGAATCATACACCAAGTGAGAAAGACTTACGTCTTGCCCATCTTATAGTAATGAACTGGAAGAAATCACATCCTATATCCATAGCACACCAAGAAACACCATGGCAAACTCGAAAACTGGCTGAAGCTCGTCTCCCAAATCCACAGTACGTATCAGAGAGAGGACCAGGTACAGAAAATTATGATCGTATAGTAGGAATGCAATGCATAAGCCTATTATTTGATTCATCAATTAACTTACTTGACCTCTTCAAAGATATGGAGGGAAATTTAGGGGGAGCCAAAGCACTTAAAATCAACTCAAAATTCTGGAGTCCAGAAGGTAAAAACCTTCCAGCACCTCTCAAAATTGAGGAACTTAAGTTTCAACCAGTCTATTCTGCTTACACCTTAACCGGCCTAACTAAGGGCCAGCAGCAGAATAATCGTCTTAATCAATTTCCAATTAAGCCAAAAATAAATACAAATACATTAATTGGGGGTTTAGACTAACTTACTAGAAAGGCATTATCAGATATCAATAATATCTAATGGCTACTAGCAGAGGTACACTGAGCATTGTCGAATCCATAAGGGATATCATATACAAATGCAAAGGATATAGTCCAACCCGGTTAT